GTCTGTTCTTTAGTTGCTCCTAAGCAACCAAAAACAAAATGTTTTATTTGCATTATTGTTGTATGAATACTTGTTGCCTCTAATGGTTCTGCAAACGCTCCAGCTAGGCCAATTGATAATACGTTCTTAATCCAAAGTTTTTCTTGTCTACCACTATCAAATTTAATATGCCTAATTGGGTCAACTTTACGTCCAATTGTTTGTTCAAGTTCTGCATGTGCTTGATCAGGAGTAACAAAATCATCACAGAATACATAGCCACAACCGCGTCTGTGCTTTGTAGGTATTTGCCAACACCAACCATTATTTTGTGCCCAAGCATTAGTTACTGGCTGGATAATTTCATCATCAAGATAAGGTAAATGAAATGGTAATGCACTGTTTACAGGTAAATTATCCTTGTAACTTTTCCATTTGCCGCCAACTGCATTAATTAATATTCTATTAAATCCGGTAGCATCAATAAACATGTCACCTTCTACTGTCTTGCCATTACTTAATTTTACTGAAGTAACAAAACCTGTTTCACTATCAAGTTGTACATGCTCTACTTCACTATCAATATGTTCAGCATGTGTAGCAACTTTTTTAAAATATTGTCCTGCAAGATGTGCATCCATATGATATGCATGATTACCGTTAACTTGCACAAGGCTATTCTTATTGTGATGTATTTTATAACCAAGTTCTGTTGCAATGTGTAGTAACTCTTGATCTCTAAAACCTAGAGCATGTTGAAAAACAATATCGCAACGGTCATTACTTGTAGGTGTGCCATCAATAGGACCAATATAAAACTTACTAGGATCTTCATTCCAGCCTATGTGTTTGATACCTAACTTAATTGTAGCATCGCACTCTTTAATAAAGTCTTGTTCAACACAACCAAGGTCCCACATTTCATTTTGTATAATAGTTGTAAGAGCACCAGTAGTGCTTTCGCCTACTCCAACTACTCCAACTTTAGTACTTTCAATACAAGTAACTGTATGTTCCGGCTTAATTTTACTAATTAAAAGTGCGGCCAACCAACCTGCTGTGCCGCCTCCAACAACAACTATCTTCATACTAGTGTTCCTCTATCACTACGTGCCGCAGAACGTTGCCACCAATCAGCTCCCATGTTAGTACTGTCGATAGCATCTTTGTGACTTATACTAGAACACATCCTAATGTCTTCTGCAAGTAAGAATTGGTGGATTATAAAGTCAATGTCCATTGGATTTAAATAACTTAGGTCTTTGTTTACAGGATAACCCATTTGCACTAGCCATAACTGCCAGTTAGGTGAATGGAAAAGTGTTGTAGAATCAACACTTGAATAAAATTTCTTTGTAGGATCATTTAGCCATGTTTCATACCACTTGTGTTTGTCTGACTTAACGTGTGTTTCTTTTACATAATTCCAAAAAGGTGTGTCCCATTTTGTATCAGCATAGTGACTGTTAATAAAATCAACAGCATCTTCATACCAATAAGACATTTCTTGGTTATATGCATCAATATCTCTTTCGCTATATGCATATTGTGGAATACGTTCTGCAAGTTTTTGCACACCAGTTGTCATACTTGCTAATCCTGTTGACTCTAATGGTTCAATAAATCCTCCACTAAGACCTAATGATACGACATTATTCTCCCAAAAGTTTTCACTGTAGTAAGGAACCCAGTCAATGACTTTTAAGTCCTCTGGTTTAATTCTTCCGTTCCAATGATCACAAAAATATTGTTTTGCTGTATCAATATCTGTAATATCTTTATTAAAAACCATACCACTACCAAACCGTGATTGTGTAGGAATTTTCCAAATCCAACCATGATCTACAGCTGGACAACTTACATATGGCACACGTTCTTTTTCAACATCTTCGTACGGAATATGTCCTGCAACAGCAGTGTTTGTAAACAGTCTACCGTTTCCTAATAGTTCAACACGTTTAGATTTTTTAAGTATAGAAGAAAATCCTGTACAGTCGATATAAAAATCTGACGTATGTGTATGTCCATTTTTTAAATCTAAACTTACAACATCGCCGTTACTATCTTTGTTTACACCTACTACATCACTTTTGATTACCTTTACTTTTCCCTGACAATGTTTTTGTAATGCTTGTACTAATTTGCCTGCATCAATATGATATGCAAGTGTTTCAAAAGCACCCCACATGTCTAACTTATTATTCATTGTTGTATTGTATGTAGGTAAAGCCGCTTGTTTAAAATCTAAATCCTGTTTTTGTGCCCAAACATCATATTGTGTACATGCTTTGTCAAAGTAACTTCTGTTTAGATAAAAAGGATGCCATACGCTTCCTTTTGGATTTCGCCAACCAGGAAAGTCAATACCTGCTTTGTAAGTACCATCTACTTCTTTGAACCATTCAGTTAAATTTAATCCGCACTGTCTTAAAAACTGAGGAAAAGTTAATACTGTTGCTTCACCAACACCAATAGGATTACCAACTTCTTTATCAATAACAGTTACTGGTAAATCCCACATGTTATTTTGAATGTAAGCGGCCGCTAGCCATGCCGCTGACCCGCCTCCAACGATTGTAATATTTTTAAACTGCTTCATTTACTTTCTTGCTCCAGATAATCAATTAAACTAAACACGGTTTCAAATTTAGTTTGGTTTGTTTTACTTTGTAATGTGTTGCGTAATCCCATGTGTAATGGTTTAGGCCATCTTCCAAAACTAACCCATGCATATCCATCATGCTCTTCGTTAAGTTGTGGAAGAAATTCATCTTTTATAATGCACAGATATGTATGAAAACTAAATTTTTCATCTGTACTAATAAAAGTTTCAAGTGGAATAGTTTTAATTATGTCTGGCAATTCGCCAACTTCTTCATGTATTTCTCGTTGTAGTGCAGGCCACGGAGCTTCATCCTTGCCATTAGTACCACCTACTAATCCCCATACATATTTTTGTTTGCTTTGGGTGCGATGTAATAATAAAAACCGTTTTGTTTTTAAAGAATAGAACAATGCACCACTACAAATAATCTCTTGTTTCATGCAAGTACTTATTTTATAGTGACAGTCGCCAGGTTCCTTTTCGGTATTCGCCTTCGAATGAAAGAATCCATTCTGTACCAGTCCATCTATACTGTACACCAGTATTAAGGTTGGTTATGTACTTTGTTGTAGTTCCTGTGTCTGCACTAGCATCAAATACAACACTCCAAGCAGTTCCGTCCCATTCTACAATGTCATTTTCGCCTGCTACAAAGTCTGAATTATCTGCATTTTTCCAGGCGTCTGGACCATCATAGCCCGCTTCACCAACATTAGAACTTGTATTGATAGCTCCTAACAATAACAATCTAAGTCCTGCCGCTTTAGCAGTAGTAGGGTTATATGTTCCCGGATCAATTATAAAGTCTATTGATCCTGTATTATTTCTGCCAGACGGAGAATTTAAATTTGTATTAGTAGGAATAGTATCTTCGTCCCAATCTACAATAAGTTGTGATTCATCTAATGTATTAATTGTAACTGTTCCGTTAACACTCATACCACCTGCTTCACCAGGTAGTGTTACTCTTTGTAACTGTAATTGTGATAAGCCTGCACGATATTCACCTGGAAGTACATCAACTAAGCTACTCCAAAGGACACTACCTGCTACACCTCTATCAATTAATTGTGCTATATTATTCATCACAACTAACTCGTAATCTTTATATGTTGTTACACCAATGTTAACTCCATCACGCTCTACACGATCAGTTTCTTTATTCATTGCAGGACGTTCTGATGGACTATCGCTGTATGCTCTTAGTTCAGGAATACTATTACCTAACTTAATTGTTCCAGCACTCTCGTCAAATATACTCATTACAACACTTGTAATTACTCCTAGTTTTTTGACTTTTGCAGGAAGATTTATGTATATTGGTGTAGCAAAACTTAACTGTGATACATCAATTTCGCTTTCAGTTCCAATTGGTATTGCTCTTGAACTAAAGTTCATACTTGTTAATTCTACACTTGTTAAACTACTCCAATCAACATAGTTGTCAGTTGTTTGTATTTCTAAACTAGGATTAAACAACATTAATAGTTGTTCCATAATTTGTAATTTTTGATCTGTGTTAGTTGACCAAATATCTACATTAACATTTAATGTATATGGACTAGGCATTATACGTTCTACTGTATAATTTTTCCCTTGCGTATTTAAATATTCTTTACCTTCATTATCGTAAGCACGTTCTCTAATATGTACTTTACTAGTATAAGAACTATCACTAGTTCTAGTTCGGTCTTGTTCTAATCCTGTAATGTATACTGCCATACGTGGCGCACTTGGTATTTTATTTTCTGAATTATCTCTTAAAATATGACCAACTTGACGTGTAATATCACCATACATAACAGGTACACGAACTATTTTGCCATCACCATCTTTGTATGAAAAGTTACTAAACAGTCTTACTAACTGGGTAACATATCTACGTATTTGTCCATCATAAAAATGTTGCATTAATT